GACGGTCGCCGCGAAGGTCGTGCCGCGCTTAAAAGTGACTGAGGTCGAGCAGGTCATGGCGTCTTATTGATGCGGGAAGTGGAAGGGGGGAGGCTAACCTTGAAGGGGGGTCAAATTAGACAGGGATGTTTTCCGTGGTAGAAGGCCCGCCGCTGTTAAAGTTCTTTGTGTAGCCCGTCCAGGGGTCAGACCAGGACTCGTTCTCAGCTGTGTTAAGAGGCCAATCAACACTAGGCGATGGGTCTGGGTCTTCATACTGCAACTCGCCTTGAAAGTGTACGTTGTTCGGCATATACAGGGTGCCGATAAGGTGCTGCGTAACCGTCCAGCCTGTAGCGTCTGCCCAGTTAATGGCGGCAATCTTAAGACGCTGGCATTGGTTGCGGTTAACTACAGTCGAAAGCGATAATTGTACCTCGACCGTAATAAGTTCTTCGCCGACTGTAACTTCAATTGATGCCGTCTTGCGGATTAGATAATAACTTTTTTCAAGGCCGTTCTCCCAGGGGGTCGAGAAGTTCTCGGCGTCTGAGCCGTCAGCCATGACCGCTAGGAAAGGCATAACTACCGGACCCTCATCTCCAGTGTTATCGACGTTGCGGATGAGGTAGACGCCCCACGCGTTGGAGCCAGTTGCGGGCTCTTCCCCTTCGGCAGGGACGAACTTGTCAATTTGAACGTAACCGCCGTCTGAAACGTAGACACTGTTACCGTCTGAGCCCTGAGCAAGGTTGCCCGTTGGGTAGACGGCAAAGCCAATCACGTTATATTCCTGCAGGCGGGTCAGAGGCGCGTTGGTAACTTCTTGAGCGACGACGCGTCCCTTGGCGACTTGCACGTTATCGCCAAACATCTCGACCTTGAACTGCTCAGGGCCGTAGGGCGTAACCTCGGGGAAGAGGATCTCGAGCGACGAACCGTCCTCAGAGTTAACGAAGTTGTATCCCGTGCCTGGCTGAATAAGGCCCATGTTAGACGAAGAGCGGGTAGACTTGGACAGGCCAGCCTTCCTTATTGATACGGATTTGGTAGGAGCATTTATAGACGTGCCCGTACTGCTCGAAGTTAACGCCCGATAAAAGGAGTTGAGCGCCGAAGGCACCTTCCCAGTCAGTCCCCATAAAGTTAGGGACTAGCAAAGGTCCAGCGTCCCACCCGTTCAGTAATGAGCTGCGTCCGACGTTAGCGATGAACCTTTGAACCACGTCATCGTCGCTCGTGTAGATGATGCCCGACAGGCCAGTCGTGGGGGCAAGGTAGTTGGACTTACCGTAGAAGGCACGGTAGGTGGCGTTCGGGTCTTTGAAGCCCGTGAACTGATAGGTCGTTCCAACCTTCTTAAAGTGTGCGCCGTTAAGGCCGACATATTCCTGCTCGGGCTTAGTTACTAAGGTAGATGCAGGGTAGACAGGGGCTGACGCGGTACCCGTGCCGTAGCCGGCAATCATGGCGTTGAGGTCAGGGGCAGGAGGCGACCCACTGGTTGCGTCGAAGAACTTAGGGTGCGAGGTGATGCCTTCGGTTACAAGGGAAGCGGCCCCGCTGATGTTGGCAATCGTGTTGGTGGCTTCCGTCCAGAGACCCGGGTTCTCTGCATCCCCTGCCGCCTCGGTGCAGATGCCGACATATTCGACTTTGTAGCCGACATACTCAAGAGACTTGTATTCTCGGGCAATCTTCCAAGCCTTCATAAAGTCAAACTCTGGATGAGCTGAGCCCTTGAGGATAGGGGTTCCTGTATCGTCACCAACCCAAGAGACCGTTGAAGTCAGAAGGCCGTAGCCGTCATTAGAGACGACTGCTCCTGGCTGTTGCAGGGAGTTGGTAAGGTTGCTACCTGTTTTAACGATTGCCATAAATTAGCGGGTCATGCCCGGTGAGTAGAGGGGGAACTTTCGTCCAAGGGGTTTGGTTGGGTCGCTAGCGATACCCGCGTTGACGAGTTCGCCGAGTTTAGAGTCGATGCTGGAGAGGGTTGTGTTGGCTTCCATAGCTAAGGCAATCTGCGGTGACGCGCCGACGCCGATCACGCCAGCGCCGAGAGGGATATCCTTAGATGAGACAGAGTTTTGTTCACCAGCCTTGTCGTCAAATAATGGCTTATAGGCTTTGCCTTCTTCAGAGTTTAGAAAAGCCCTTAAAGCAGCGGCTTGAAGAGCTGGGCTGTTAGGGTCGTTATAGGCTCTTGCACCTACACCTGACATACGCGTACGACGTGTGCCACTTCCTCCATACAGCTTGTCTTCATCTGCTTTGCGTTGAGCAAGCAAGGCCTCTCCTTCAGGAGTATTTAAAAAATCTATTGTCATTTGTCGCTTACCACCTCGCACTTCAGCCATCTCTTTTTCACGAGCTGCCTTGGCTTTCATAAAATTAGCCATTTTCTTTTCCTCTGCTGTGGCGTAAATAGTATTACCCTGAGCCATTAAATCAAGACCGGCTCTAGCGTCGGCTTTTGCTTGGGCAACTGCGCTAGATATAAAAGACATAACCGATTGCAGAATAATAACTGGGGCAATAAACCCTAATGCTATGTCTTTAAATGCTGTGTTAAATTTCTTACCAATAGAGTCTAATTGCCCTTGAAAACTAGACGTGGCGGCCTTGGCTTTGTCCATAGCCTGGGGAACGTCCGAGGTCGTCTTAATGTTTACTTCGAGGGATTGAGCCATGTTAGTCGGTCTTCTCCTTTGCCAAAGTGGAAGCGGCCGCCGCACGTTCGGAGTCCATAAAGGCCTCTTCCTCGGGGGTCATTATCTTTAGCTCGGCTCCCTTACGCATAGCGAAGACCGTATTCATCCAGATGGCCTGACACTCCGGCATCTCCCAAGCCCGCTGCTCTGGGATGCCCGACGCGATTAGGTTGGCGACGATAGCCAGGGGCCAAGGGACGCCCGTATCTCCTCCGCTCTTCTTCCCGTCCTGCTCCCAGAACTTAGGCCAGTCGTGAATTAGGGCATAGCCCGAGAAGGCCTTGAGCAAAGCCTCGAACTTAGCCGGGTTGCGGTTTAGACTTAGGATGCGTAACTTGTCTAACCAACCAATACCGCCCAGTTGTTCTTCGGCGCACACCTGACAGGCAAAGATAAGGTCGGCTGGAGTGATGCCGCGGTCGCCCGTGATCAGAGGGGAGTTAAACGCCATCAGTCGCACGCGGTACTTGAGGCACCAAGGATACATAGAGCGACCCAGTATCCGCAAGGGAGCCGGGTCGATGTAGGCGTTCAGGAAGCGAGGGTCCACGCCGTGACTATGCCCCTACTTGGGGCTGGGTCAATTAGGCAGGAGTAACGTCAACGCCTTCGTAGCAGACAGCCGTCACTGACACCGAAGTAAAGTCCTTGTTAGAACCCTTCTCAGAGATAGCGGTAATCGTGCCTTCGTAGGAAACCGTCGCCGAGCCGCCAGTATAGGCAGACAAGGTGTTAATCGTGAAGATTAAATCAGCGCCGAGGATGGGCATCGTCGAGGTCTTGCAAATGCCGTCGACGGTAACCTCCGTTTTGCGGTCGTCGTAGCGGGCCGTCTTGGTAATGCCACCCTCGTCGACCACGGTGCCGGACAGGTTAAAAGTCGAGTTAACCGTGTAGGATTGCACGAAAAGGTTGGTGACCGTCCCCGCGACACCAAAGAGGCAAGTAGTTCCAGTAGATACGGCAGCCATGATTACTTTTGCAAGGGTTGGAAACCTTACGGGGCGAGACAGGTGATGACCGAGAAGGCAAAGGAGGTCGCCCAGCTGCGTTCGTCAATCCCCTCGTCCTCGGAAACGATGCCGACGTCGTAGCAAGTCGCGTCCCCGCCAGAGACAAAGGCGGCCTTAATGCTGACTAGGTCACGCATATTACCGACCAGGGCGGCACACCGGGTGCGGTGATCGGCTAGGGTCGTGTCGTCGGCGTTAGAGAAGAGGGTGATGCGGACCGAGCAATCGTAGTTCCCCTCGCCTTCGGGGAGGCTGGCAGGGGGTCGGGCAGAGTCGCAAAGGACGACGGCCTTGGGCAGGGT